AATCAACACCTCGTTACTGGGTTGGTTACCGGCGCGTTTCGCCAAAATAATTCTCCCGCACATAATGGGAACCGAAACCCACGGGGTTCGGTCCGCAGCAATGATCAGCGTACTGATCCTGCCGCGGTTGTAGCGCCCACGGCGCATCCTCAAAGTCTTGTTTTCCAAGATATTGGACATTGGGCTTCATCACGCAAGGTTGGCGTGGCGAAGTGCGATGGTTACATTATCGATCCTCTTTCTAAATTGGGCGTTGAGTCCCATTCCTTTAATGGTCTCCACAATCCGCATGCTTTTAGTGCGGCTTGTCGTGAGGCCGCCGTCATGAGCGTGATTTCTCGTGTTGGTAAAGGGAAGAAGACTCTTAAGGCCTGGGATGTATTCGGGAGTCCACGAACTCTCGGCTACAACCCTGCAGTCTCTGCCCCTTTCGGAAAGGTCTCGGTAGATGGGCGGCTTGTCTCTAGCCGGAACATGTCAATTAGTTGGCATTCCGGACCTGATCAAGCCGTCGGCGGAGACGCCGCTCGCGGTGGCAACGTTCGCGGGGGTCATTTTGAACCCCCGTATGACGCTGTCATTTGCGTTGACATTTACCAAGCCGGACAATCAACACTCTCCGTTTTCGACGAAAAATTCGCTCTTGAGCTTATTTCTTCCTCTTCTACCGGAGTGGTCTATTGGATCGGTCGCTTCTTTCATGGTCAAGCTGGTGGTGATAAACCGCTTGTTGGACCTGACGGCCGCGACCTCGTTGAACAAGTCTTTATCAAAAACGATGACGGGCTAGTTTTGTCGTCGCCGGATTCTGAATCCGGTTGCTATGCCCCTCATCCTTGGCCGGAATGGCTTTCTCAACGCACTTCGCAAGGCGTTGATATCTCACCAGTTGGTTCTGTTGGACCTTATAAGATCGTGCGTTTAGCACGTTCTAGAGCTGGGGCCATTCCTTTACAGCCGATGCCTGTTCCATCGGGTCCTGTAAAGGTCATTGTCTTGGACACAACGTATCACTTACTAGGTTACGTTCCTTTCTACTCAACGAGAGAGGTTAATTGTGTCATTGAGACGTTTTTGAAGATCAGTCCTTCATTTATCCGTAAAATTCCAAACGGACAATTGTTGGACATGGCTCAGGTCAGAGTCGGAAAAGATTTCGACTCTGTTCCCTGGATCTGCGAGCTCCGCTCTCGTTTTCCCCTCCAATATGAAGACATATTGCTTGGGACGTCGATGGCATGCATTTACGCAAATCGCTCAAAGGATACTGATGCTTTACGCTCATTGCGTCAAGCTCATGTCATTCCCGAGGCGTCTTTGGTAAGTGCGCGGCGCGCAGACAATCGAATGTCAAAACCCTGGAGCATCAGGTTTTTGGCTAGCTTTATCGCCGGCATTATCAGTGCCGTGTGTTTGGCTGGTGCCTGGCTTGAACCAGCGTCTTGGATTTGTCCACGATTTCCTCTCCTCTCAGCGTTTCTGGAGGAAGGTCTCGCATTCATATTCGAGCCGTTAGCGTTAGCCGGGGTAGCATTTGAAGCCATGGTCTCCGTGGAACACACAAATCCTTGTGGCCGCCTTTTTCTGCACGCAACTTGTTGGGGGTTGCGTAGCTATGGCTGGTTTGGTCGCGTGTTAGCACTTATTCTACATCTCGGGTGGAATTATTGTGCTGACACATGTGGTATGCGGTATGCGAAGTTTCGCGACGTATTTTCTAAGGGCGAGTTACTTGAAGACGTGTCCGGTTGTGTTTCAGATATCCCTGAGTTTGAAACATTGCCGTCGTACACATCTATCATGGTGTCTGGGCCGAAGAATTTACGCGGTGAAATTGTTGTCTTTGTGGACAACTGCGAGGTCACAATTGAAGAGGCGTTCCATTTGTTGGGACGTCCGGCTGGTCGGAATGTTATCCATCCAGTCTTGATCACGCAACGCTTACTGCAACAACCCGCTAACAATGAAACCAATTTGTTGGCGGCTGTCCTCTTCCGTGTACATAATGATCCGTTCGCGGAATCAGAGTTCACAAATGAAGAGAGACACGAGAGATGGGCTGAGTTGGGTGCATTTTTTGTCAACCATCTATTTGAGGGAGGGCGCTGTGCGGTGTACAGCGTCCAAGACAACATTCAACTCATGGGAAAGAAAGGATTGCGTATCGGAGTCGCGTACGACGAAGATATGAAAGGTAAAATCCAATTCCCGCGCAAAACTATAAACTTGAAATGGAATGAAACCATCTCTTCACAAAAAGAGGTAAATGGGTTCATTACCATGAAGCCCCGCGCTATTCAGAATTTACCAGCTTTAACTCACGCCATGATGGGCGGATTCGCTCGCTCTTTTGCGAGTGAACTACATTCCCGATTTGACGGGCGTGTGTGGGATATTGCTGGGGTCCCTGTTCGTATCTTCTTTGCTTCGGGATACAATCAGGCAGGCCTTTCTGAAATTGGACGAGTCGCACTGGAAGGTGTCACTACATTTGCTATGTCAGGAGACGATTCATTCGTCGCCTGGGGTGGAATTGGTGACACATTCGGTGGGGAAGCTGATCAAAGCCAATTTGATCATACCCAAGATGATGGACCCATGAGGTCCTTCATGCGACCCGTCCTAGAAAATTTCGGTTTTCCTGAAGAATTCATCCGAATGGCCTATGAGGCTTGTTCGTCTGGATATACTCTTAAGAAAAACCGTCTTTTCGCGAAGGGGCAGGCAGGCACGCAAATGCCGACTGGAATTACGACGACAACGTCGTTTAATTCACTCAGCACATTTGCTATGTTTGTTTGGTTTTTAATTAACCGAAAACGGTTGTCCAGTCTTGTCGAGGCTGGAAAGGAACTTGGCTTCATTGTCAAATACTTTCCGCGTGATTCGATATACACGTCCACCTTTCTGAAGGGATGGTGGCAGGACGGACCGCTTGGGCTGCAATGGGTTCCCTTACCCTCTGCATGCCTTAAGATCGGAAAGCTTTTGAATGACCCTGTGGTCATCACACGACAGATACGGAAAGGACGAAAGGTCTTTTTGCGTAGAAGGACAGCCATCAAAAGATGTGCTTTTGCCCTCGCCCAGTCATATGGGACTGTCGATTTTAGCTATCCTATTTTCGGTGAATTTTTGCGTACAATGGTCCGTCTCGGTGAGCAACCGAGAGTCGTGCACACATCCTTACAGGAGTCCTGGAAACCGTCTATGACGGGAATTCAGATTGACCGC